GTCTGAGTGAAAAACAGATAAAGTCTGTCTAGTACCCCCTATATTGCACAATTTAAAACAGTGTTTTTCGTTCAGTTCCAAAATGTGTAGATGTGTTTGAGGTGTTACAATCTTTGATTTTTAATGATGATTCAGCTCTGTTAATCTGTAGGAACATTAAAAGAAAATCATTGAAGCGCTGTGTGTTCTCGTCTGTAGTTATTTTAATCCACCATTCACCAGTATATTTATCTATCTTCCATATTTTATTGTTTGGTGCGTGTTCATTGAGTACATCAATACCTTTTGAATTGTCTACTTTAAATTTAAATTCAATCACTCCACACCTCACTATCAATAGGATATCCATCTGAATCAGCGCCTTGCCAAGGTTTAGGCTTCAATCCTCGCAGTAGTCTATCATCTACAGCTTTTGTTTTCTTCATGTGGCATCTATGGCATAGAGCCTGTAGGTTAGTCCATTCTAATCTTAAATCATAATCTATCTTAATAGCTATCTTATGGTCTATCTCAGTAGCAGCTACAACTAACTCTTTTTTAGTACATATCTCACATAGTGGATACTCTAATATATAAGCTGTTCTTATCTTAACCCATGATGTAGATACATAAAAAGGATTTCTCTCTTTGTTATTACTCACGCTTATACTCCTAAATTATTTAAGAAGTATAACATAAGTCTATATTATGATATAAAAAAGATAGAACTATTGTTAATAAAAAATCATTCTATATTAGATTTGAAGTAGGAAAAATAAGGCATAAGAGGGCTATTGAAAACCCCCTTATAACGCTTATTCATTCTCCATTGAGTTACTCAGTGAGGTTTCAAAGCTTTTGCAGTTTGAGCCATTACATAGTTATAATGCTGCAAAACATACTAGAACGCCGCGTTGTCGTTTCGGCTCATTCCCAGTGGATATAAATATCCGTACCCAAGTCGTATGATAAAGGTGTGCGATTAGAATACGCACTCAACTAGCCCCATCAGCTCATTTTTAATTTTACTACTCTATGACCGTTAGTCTCAAGTAGTTCGTGGTTTTTTCTTGCTCATGCCACCACTTATAGGCATATACGATTTTAACCACTTATTTAAAGTTGTAGGTATTACAACTATCTCGATAATTCTACTTTAATAAAACTTTGCTTTTACTTTATCTTATCTTTAAATGAGTTAATAAACCCACCGCCAAAGTACCACGCTACTATAGTAAGCATTATCCAGCCAAGCTCAAAGGTAGCTACAAGCTCTAAATACTGCTTTAACTGCTCATTAGTTCCTAGTGACTGAATAATGACACCAACCCAAAAAGCAAAGATAAAATTAAATGTAAATCCGAAAGCTAGATATCTCTGGGCACGTTTAAAAGGCTCATATAATGGCAACATCTTTAATTTAGTAGATACTGCCAACTGGTGCGCTGTTGCTTTCTCTTCATCTGAGTAGTACAAAGCATCACCAGTGTTTATAACTGCATCTACAGCCTTATTTGCTGTATCACCATTAAATAAGCTTAAAAAACTCATAATATCACTCTCCTAAACTTTTATTACAATGATTATTTTCAAGCTTACCAAGAAAATAACACACTTTATCATCAAACCATGTTGATGTATTAGCTAACTGTTTACGCCCTATATTAGAGCTTATTGTCTCATCCTGTGAACCATTCCAAATAATAACATTAAAAAGCTGGTCTAAAGCAAGTAAAAATCTAAACCAGCGTTTACGCTTTGAAACATCATTATCAAACTTTTCGTATAAATCATACTTAGTCATGCAAACACCCCTATCTTTTGAGGCATCATATAGCTCTGTTCCACTCCATTATCATCTATATATGTAATTGGTACATCATAAGCATATACACTCTTATATAGTCCATGTGACACATCATCAGCAAACATTTCCTCATAAGTTCCTAGATTTGTAAGTGATGAAAACTTTGCTAAATCAAGCTTATTATCTCTAACCAAAGAGAGAGTTTTAACACCATTATTTTTAATAGGTGTAAGAGTGTTACCATGTGTATAATTCCCGTCTTCGTCTACCATTTCATTATCAATTAACTCTTTTTTTAGTTGCTCTATATCTGAGCAGTAAAATACTTTATCTATCATTTTTTTCCCTTTTTGATGTTATATATACCAGCTAAATATCTATCCATTCTATCTTCTGCTTCTTGGCTAAAACTATGCAGGTGACATCTCAGTGGCACTTAAGCTCTTATCGTAAATGAGATAGTTTTTCAGATGACCATATATAAACTGACTACCACCATTTCTATTACCTAGATAAAACACTCCATTAGCAGCTATTCCAGTAGAAGTTGCTGCAAATCCTTGAGATGCAGCGATACCATTAACATACGGAACTGCTAACACTTTAGAACTTGATATTGCTAGTCTATTAAATACAGTATTATCAATTGAAGTTACTAAAGAACCCCCCTTTCTAAATGCTACATTAGTACCATATGTATAAATATCGTATAGTCCACTAATACCCTCTAAGTCAAATAAGTTACCTGCCCCTATATTTCTTGTTTTAGCATCAATAATAACAGTACTTGCTTCTTCGTTTCGTGGTGCATTTCCAGCCCATTTAACACTACACACATCCGAACCCCTAGTAACAGCAGCAGTAGTAGTAGGTATATAACTTGAAGCAAATGGTAGCTGTTCCAATTGACTACCCCAAATCTCTATCTCATCACCATCAGTAAGCATCCTTATATAATGCCTACCAGCAGTAGAATCAGCAATATTACTAACATTAATCCTTACCCATTCAGTTCCTATTTCATCACCAAAATATAAATAAATACCATTAGTGTCTACTATTCCTATAGCTCCATTGCCTTTTAGTCTTTTAACATAAAATGAATTTGTATAGCTTTCTCCAACTATTATACTTCTAACTTGTGTAATGGTACTTGTACCAGCGAGTTTTATAACTTTTGTAGAGTTTGATATTCCATCTGGTGCTTTTCCGCCAATTGATAATGAAACATTCTGTGCAGCCCAATTACCAGTAGTATAATCACCACTATCTAGTGCTGAATTAGTACTACCACCCTCAACCAAAAGCCCATCACTCTCAAACCTAGCTTCATCTATAGCAGCATACTGCAAAACACCATTTCTATCTATATATGAAGCTGTAGTAGCTCTAGTAAACGTAACATCTGTAGCTGGATTTGCACTTTTACGAGGTACTAAACTACCTAATAATGGTAAATCTAAAAGTAAATGTTTACCAAGTCCAAGCTCTTTAACTTTAGTTATCATCTGAAATTCAGCAGTAATAGCCCAAATATCCTTAGTTAATTGAACTAATGAATAAACACTAGCAAATCTAAACTCTTTTACCTCTTCATCACCCTCTATTAACCATGCAGCATTAAAAACACTTACACCATTAGATAGAGTTTGATAGTAAAAATCCTTAAAAGCTAACATCTGCTCATTAGAACTACATACAAATCTAAACTTTACCATGTAATCATTACAGAAAGTTTTTCTTTGTCTAGTAGCATAATCAAAATTACTTCTAATGAAAGATGAACCGCCTTGCATTTGGTTACCTACAAGTTGCGTTTTTGGTAAAGTATCAGGATAGTCAATTAGTGCCATTTTAATTCCTTAGTATATAGTTTCATCATAATTCGTAGCTGTAATAGTAATCTCATTACCACTAGGCTTAATACTTATAACAATATAATCTTTCACAAAAGTGTTTGATATTCCCATAGAGAAATTAGTCTTATCAAACTCCTCACCATCATAAAGCCATGTCGGAACAGTTCCTAAAATCTCTATAGTATTAGAATCAACTACTACCATAGAAAGTATATCACTAACACTAGCATCTTCTTTTCTAAAGATAATGCTATCATATATCCCATCAGATAAATCATAAGAGCAAGTTAATGTTATATAATTTCCATTTATATAAGATATTTGACCACCTATACCCCACTCAGGTAAATTATGACTAATAGCAATTCTATCTAAAAACTCAGGAATTAATCCCTGTATATCTGTTTTAAACTCTACAGATTTTCTTCTAGCTTTATCTTGTTTATAAAGATAAGTAGCCATTTCTAAAGCTTTAACACCATCAGTACAGCCCCATAACTCAATTTCCTCAGGGAAAATACCATCTGTAGGATAAATAACTGTAGCCTCTTTAAACTCATCACTATCACGATAAATAATCTTAATACTATCAGTCTCATCCTGTTCCGTAAAAAGATAAGATATCTTTAAGCTGTCTTTTATAATATTTGTTTCATTATATAAAGCAGTCCTTATAGGCTTAATAGCATCATGTTTTAACTTTATCTCTGAACCACTAGGATATACATTATATCTGTTACTTTTAGCTGTCATTTGCATAGCATCATATAGAGTCATTTTAGAATCTATAGCACCATTAACGCTAGTATCAAGCGTATCAATTAGATTTAAATCTGCAATAGGTAAACGCCCCCCGTAAACATCATTACTATACAAATCCGTAATAACACTTTTTACATCTGATAATAAATCACTTCTAGTAACCCATGCGTTTATTGCAAACTGACCTATAGAGCTAATAGCATTAGATGCTCTTATCTTACACCAAAGCAGCGTGATATTATTAAGCGGCTCATAGTCTGGGTCTGCGTGTATAAACTTGATTGATTTTATATAAGTCTTATCCATGCTTTGAACATTTGATGGCTCTGCTGTTATTCTTTTTATCTTTATGTTTGCTGTGCTTTGTGGCACTGTGTAGATATGTTTATATGTTGCTCTAATCGCTGAGTTATCTCTAGCTATCGTTTGAATAACCTCGTCTGTTGGAGTACCTGCCTCAGTGTAGTTGATGTTGAATTGAGTCGTTCTATCTTCTAAAGCACCAGTTGTAGAGTTTGAATTATAAACACCTGCTGGGTAGTGGTAGTCTATTTCAAAGCCTATGTGTGATTTGTCGTATAAGTATGCTCCGTAACCTGTTTCAAATTCAGCAGTATATAGTTTACCTCTTATGTAAACATCTCCAGAAACAGATAATAAAGGGCTAGGGCTAGTAAACGTATATCTTGCATCAAGTGGATACCCAGTAACGAGAAGATGTCTTTTTACTGTATAGTCAATAACACCTACTCTAAAGCAAGTTGAAATTGCTAGATTATATAAAATAACAACATTTTCACCGCTAGTCTCCACAAATGTATCTTCTCCATCTTTTGTTGTGATAGCATAGCTTCCATCTGTTGCAATAACCCCATCTGGCTCAGTAACAAACGTATGAGTCTGAACAGTTACTACATTCGCTGTAACAGAATCAACTGTATAAATTCCATTGTTTGAAACTGTATTGCTGATTGTAATTGTTGACCCATTACTTAATGAACTTAAATCAGGCTCATCGCCATTTGCATAAGGATAAAAAGTAATAGTTGAGTTTTCAAATCTCATTACCATTGATTGATTTTGAGGTGTACCTCTTATCTCTAAGTTTTCAACGTCAGGAATAGTTTTAATTAGTTGGTGATAATTTGAGTCATTTACTTTAGTGTTAAAAAGTGCAGGTGTTTTAAAGTCATCATGTTCTAGTTTTTCATATCTAAAGTAATCACTTTGAATTTCTTGTACGTTTGTATCGCTGATTAATAAATCATCTATTGCATATTTACCTTGACCGATACACATCAACTGATAAAGATACTCTTCATTATTCTCATATCTATAATATGGCGGTGCTATTAGTGCTGGATATGTTCTAACTTTTCCATATATTATAGGTATAACTTGACCTACTTTAGCCTCGTTTTGTTGAGAGTTTAAAGAGTAAACACTAGAGGCTTGACCAGCGGAATTTCTACTAGCAAGTGATGTTTGCATATTAGGGATTTTAGGCTTAAATATTTGACCTATTATATAAGATACAGCAGCAGATATAAATAAATTCGCTATAAATGTTACTACAGAACCACCAACAACACCAACCGCTAAAGCTGGTCTAAACATTATGATAATGATATCATCATCTTTTAGCTCAATATCATAATCATCTAGCACTATTTTTTTTTCATTTACATATATATCACATGGTTTATCAAATCCATTTGGATATTTCTCTAACAAATAATCTATTAATCTATCATAGCTTATTTCTTCTACTGTCCTATCACCAATCTTAAAGATATTAGATGTTACAAATGTCATACTCTTAATCCTTGTATATTTCCATACATTCTATGTATAAAATCCATTGTCTGATACACTACACCATCTAAACTAGCATGAACTACACCGCCATCATAGTAAACACCAGCATGAAAGAAGATATTGTTTTTACCTAAAATGATTATATCTTTATTCTTATAATTTTCATCAATCTCTTTTAAGTTATGATGTTTTAACTCTTCTTTAAAATGCTTTATAGATGCAGTTAATGTTTTCGCTGTACCATCAGGCTTTGGCGCATCAGGTATCAGATAACAAACTAAATCCCAACAATGAGCACTATACGCATCATAAGGCTTACCAATTACATCATTTATTTTATCCTCAAAAGTCATAGCCATAACCCCAAAAAACGCTGGTCAAAATATGCCTTATTCCCAGTAGGAATAGTTCTCTTGTACAAATCAGCTCTAGTAGCTACAGCGGTAATAGTCACATCATCAGTAACTATATTTGTTAGCACTAGACTAAGAGGTGAGGTCTGAGGCGTATCAAAACCATCTATATAAGCTCTATATATCAACTTTATTGGTTCATCTATATTCTCAGCAGCTAACTCAAGCTCTCTAGTACCCTCACGCCCTACATTATCAAATACAAAAGCCAAATCTTGCTGAGGACTTCCAACCTCAGGCAGTCTAATATCAAAAGCAAAACCCTCAAATGTAACTATGCTATCATCTTCTAGTTTCCAGTTATGGCTATCGTTATCCTTTACTAAATAATATGTTTGAGTAAATAAAGAATGGCTTATTTCTATAGTATCATAAGCCATTTCCGCTGTTGGATTAGCACTATAAATCTTTTTTAGTTCATTAGATAATGCCATAATTAAGCCTTACTTAAATTATATCTTGATTCTAAAGCACCGCCTAAAGTACCAGTGCCGCGCCTTATATCATTAGTTATTTTACTGATAATAATCTCTATTTGCCCCTCACTATCTTCATTTACTCCAACATCCACACCAGCATTATTAATTACATTTACATTAACCGCGGTAACTCCACCTGTTGATGTTTCTCCATTTGGTATAATATTTGCACCGCGTGGAAGATTAACAATTTCAGGACCATCCTCACCAACTAAAAAAGAACTGCCATTTTTTATAATACCACCTTGAGCACCAGCACCGCCTACTGTAACAGTACCAGCGGAAGCTGTACCAGTTGTAACATTAAAACCTAATCCTTTAAGTGCAGCAGCAACCGCCACTTGAATAAATAGAGTCTCTATAAGTTTAGCAATTACATCTTTTAGTATATTTTGAAAAACATCACCAAAACTTGTAGCACCATCCATAGCCTGACGAAACGCCCCAGTTATTCCGCTTGATATTGTAGTGTTCATGCTGCTTACAAGTGATTTTGCTGTAGTTGTTTTATTTGTAAGATTTGTATAGTAGGCATCAGCAGCAGCGCCTACCTCACTCCATAATGTAGTTTGATTTGAGATATTATCATTTATTCTATTTTGGTCACTTATTATTTTTTCAGAGTCCAAGCCTGTAAAACTTGTTTCTAAAATTCTCTTTAGTGATAAACTAGCTTCACTCGTTCCCATTATAGCAGCTATCCACGCATCACTATTGCTTATGCTCTGAGCCATAGCTGCATTATAACGCTCTAAAGCCTCTGATTTATCTCTACCCTCTATACCATTAAAAAGATTTATAGCAGCAGCTAAAAGCTCATAACCAGCTATCGCGGTGCTTATACTTGTAGTAAGTATCTCAAAACCTCTACCAGCACTATAAACTACTTGCTTAGTAATATCTAATGATTTACTAAACACGTTTATCTTTCCAGTGCCTTTGTTTAAATCTTCTACAAGTTGAGTAAGCGATACAGATAAACCTACTGTAATCCCTTTCCAAACTGTATCCATAATTTTACTTGATATATTCCACGCATCACTAGAGCGCTCTATAGCTTTGATATAATCACCGCTTATTATAAGCCCTAATTTTTCAGCTTTTGCAGCAGTATCATCTAAGCCTTTTGAGCCTTTTGAGAGCATATTAACCATAGCTACACCCTCAGAGTCAAAGAGCTTCATTGAGAGCCTTACTCTATCACTCTGACTTGTAACATCTGCCATGCTATCCGCCACACGCTTTAACATTTCATCAGGCGTAAGCTTTGCTAACTCTTCAGCACTTATATTTAACTCATTCAGTGCGCCTACAGCTTCACCAGTTCCACGCGCTGCCTCAGAAACACGCCTAGTCATTCTTTGGATAGCCATATCTAAAGTGTTTGTAGATATACCAGCCTCTTCAGCTCCAAGATGTAAACCCTGTAAAGCTTCAGCAGTTATACCTAACTTAGATGATGTCTTACCTATCTTATTAAGTCCAGCAGCAGTAGCATTAATCTTACCAATCATAGCACCACTCACAAAAATAGCAGCAAATGTTCCTACAGTTCTAGTCATATTAGTTATAGATTTTTTGACTGTTTTTTCAGCTCTATTCATACCCTTAACTAGCTTAGCTGTATTAGCTAATATATCAATCTCTATGCTACCTACTGCCATCTTTAAACCCTCTCATAAAATTCATTAGCCCATCATTCAGGCGCGTTTGTTTTATCTCTTTTTTTGTCTCTTCATCTATAGAGATAAGAAAATCTAAAGCCTCTCTACGTTCTTTAGATTTAGACTTTCTTAACTCTAAGTTAAATATTAGTGCTGAAAGTTGAGCTATCATCATCTCATTTCTCTCAACACCAAAAGGCTCTATTTTGCTATATTCAAGCCATTGTATAAATTCATTATATGGCATTTCGTCAATCTCAGCTAGACTCTTATTGAGTTCTCTAGCTAATCTAAAACGAAACTTATCCATATATGACATACTATAAAGCTCCAGCCCACTCTAAAACTTCTGCAAGTTCTACATTTGTAATCTCATCTAAAAACTCATCATCTTTACCAGTAATAAGCTTGAACAGTTGACATCCACCCTCAAACTCATCCGCTTTAATAGCTCTCATCACGCCTACTTTAACAGTGATTTCACTTATTTTTGTAGCTGTTACACTCTCACCATTAAGCTTAAATACTTTTGTTTTTCTATTCGCCATCATTTACCCTTATGGTGTTTCAACTACAGCAGTAGTTAATCTAATGCTCACACTTCCACTTAACTTATCATCAGCACCGCCACTATGAGGTACAGATTTTACAACACCCTGAAAGGTATGGATAATCCCATTAGCAAACTCCATTTCCCAAAAATAAGCGGCTTGACTATCTTTACTCGCTTTAGCTAAAGCAATTCCAGCAGAACCCACTACATAATTTAAATCGAAACTAAGGTTATCAGCTTCAGCTAAACCTGTTAAATACTCTTTTCTTGCTGAAGTTGAGTGTGTGACATCTATATCACTGTTCTCACCATCTTCAAAATTATAACCAGTTATCTCACCTAGTAGCACCATAGCTACAACACCATCTACACTTAAACTTATCTTAGTACCTTGAAATTTCATACCCATCTTATCACTCTCCTATTTCCATAATTTAAAATCTAAGACATATTTAAACGTCTTATTATCATCTTCTACATCTCCAAAGCTCTGAAAAATAACCGCTGAAAATGTACTACAGTTTAACAGCTTATTTTCTATACTTAAAGCTATTTCATCTACCTCACTTTTAGTACTACCATAAACATCTATTTGATATCTAACCTCTTTAACTGCACCCTGTCCAGTTGAGTGATTATCTCTAGAGTTTGAAATAACATCATAAACACCGTAAGGTTTTACTTTACTTTGTGGCGCAAAATATGCGTATACTTTGTAAACTTCACCACTTAAACAAGTAGCTAGTAGTTCATCCATATTTTTACCTCGCTTTTAATTGTTTTAGTTTTTTTGGAAGAGTCTTTTTGATGTACTCTCTAGCTGCTGTTACTGGCTTTTGTCCTACGCTGTCTAGTGATGGTCTTAAAAAAGGCTTCTTACTCATATTTTTAGTACCATACTCTAAATAATAAGCGTACTGTTTAGTATTCTTTGATACCTTACCATTATCTAGCTCTACTTTTTTAATAAAAACACTATAGCGAACTTTAGTTTTTTTAGTTCTTCTTTTCTTAACACCTATAGCTTTTCTAAGTTCCAAAGTATCCTTATGTACTCTGTTGCGTACTTCATCACGGACTACAGCAGCACCAGCACGAACAGCACCAGCAACTACACTTTTTTCTAGCTTCTCAGGAAGAGTTCTTAAAACTTTAACTAGCTTTTTAAAATCAGTCTGAGAACTCATCATCAAACCTTTGGTTGGTATTCCATGTGAATATGGTCTAATTCTAAAACTACATCAAATTCATCACCAAGTTTTTCTTTAAGAATTTTAGCCGCGTGTTTTCCGTTATCATTAAAAAAATGTGTTCTTAAATCCGCACCAAATCCTACATAATGTAAAGAACCTCTACTATGTTTTCCACCAGAAAGCTCAGTGATTACCAATTCTTTACCTAAAGATTTATACACACCATCAGCTATAATCAAACCTAGTAAAAGCTCAGTTTTAATGCCATTAGCTTTTACATTATCTTTGATAATCATTGTATTTTTCCTTTTAGATAACTAATATCTTTTGAGTTTTCAACCACTATATCAAAGTATTTATTTTGATTTGAGATAACTTTATCTATCTTTTTTTCAAGATGAGGCATAGCAATTTTAGTATCTCTATTTGTGATGAACTCACTTCCAGCCCATGCAAACATTGAAAGAACTATAGGCGCTATAAACATAGCAATAAAGATATGAGGTATAGTTTGTCTAATTAATTTTGGCATTTTATCCTCTCCTATTGGTGGTGTTTTTTTTCTAAAGTAAATTGAGCCGCTACTATAGTTACATCTGTATTTAAACTATCTGCTTTAGCTCTGATCTCTAAAACATCATTTACATTTAACTCCAACAACATACCACCTATTAAGTGAATTGGTGTATTTCCAGCACCTATATATTCAACTGGTGAAGAGACTGCAACTGGTGCATTATTTACATACCAAGCAAAAGTTACTAAAACATTTTGAGGTATTTGAGCACCACCAAATACATTAAACCTATACAATCCATCTGTTTTTATAGTTGCTTTATTTGTAAGAAAATCATATATAATATGCCCGTTAGAATTATCTAGCTGTAAAGTATCTACCATCTTTATATTTACATAATCTAAACCTATATTTGTAGTCAAATTATTACTTGCATAAACTGCTATCACTCCAAAGCTAGTTTTAAAAGCTGTAGTAGTAGCAGTAATTAAATCAATTATCAAACTAAAGATAGTAGATTTTTGAATCTTCTTACTCTCCCCAGCGTTTACAACTACAAACAAATCACCATCAGCTACACCAGCTTTTAAAAGCTCTGTTAACTGGCTTACTTTCTTATCCATCACTCACCCCCTCATTTATTAGATATGCGCCTGACTCTGTTAATATACTAAAACCATCCTCTAGCAGCATATCACTTCTTACATCTACATACTCAACATCTACACGCTCTTTAGCAAATATAAGAAATTTAGTAGAACGCATCTTCTCATTTAAAACATATTTAACATCAAAAATCTTATCTTTAAATATTATCCTATCATCAGGCTTTAAATCTCGCTTTCTCATTATAAGATAATAGTCTACATCATTTACCATCTTATCACTTATAAAATACTCATCACCTTTTATAGGCTCTATAGCTGCTTTAGTTATAGCTATATTTGTCCATGTGTAGCTTACAGCACTAGAGGCATCTAAAACCTCTTCTTTTCTCTGTATAACTACCTTGTTTCTAAGAGTTCCAGCCCTGAGCATACCCATGATTTAAATCCTACCTACTTTGATAGTATCTAGTAGAGGCAAAACACCATTAGGAAGTTTACTGACTATAGTTCCTGTTATGGTGTCCTCTCTATGTGAATAACTATCACCTATCATTAATAGTCTAGCCTGTTGCGCTATATAGTTTTGATGTTCATCTACATAAGAATTGTAACTAATTCTAATCACGCCACCATCATAATCATCAGGTACAAGCTCTCTAATCACATTATCAGCGTAAACCTGAACAGCTAATGTTATAATCTCAGCAGATAAATTTGTGTACTCTATAGATGCATCTTTTACCTCTTGTTTCCAATCTAAATACATAGGGTTTAAGAACTCTAAAAAGTCCTCAGACAAACTCCAAGCAGCCCAACTCTTACCAGTATAATTCTCAACGTATGCAAGTGAAGCTGTAGCATAAGCCTGTATTAAAGTATCATCATCAGTCTCATCACTATCTACCTGTAAATGCTGTTTGATTCTAGCTAATGTTAAGCCATCAATTAAACCATCTATAGCCATCTTTAAACCCTTTGTTTTGATTTACTCTAACACCTCATAAGGTGCTAGATAAAGCAAAATTATTCCGCTTTATTTTCTTCTTTTTGAATTTCAGCAATTTTATCGGCATTGTGAGCCTTTTTTTGCTTACCATCATAGAACTTATCGCTATCAGCTTTTGAAGCTGCTTTAAACCAAGGCTCTACATTATTATCATCATCACCATTGATACCAGCTAAAGCATCAGTAGAACGAACATCATACACTTTACCTTTCACAAAAGTTCGTGACGCTGTAACCTTTTTATTTATACAATTTACTAACATTTAAACCCCTTTTATACTGTACGAACAGTTAATTTAGAAAAACCATTATTCATAGTTGTCATTTTACCATCAAGTCTAGCAGTAGCTACAAATACTGTCTCATCTTCAAGTATTTTTAACTGGTCACTTCTTTGAACGCGAATACCTCTAACCAATCTAACTAGATACTGTTTAGGATTACCAAAGATTAAAGGATTATCACCAGCAACAATAGCACCAAGCTCATAGTTTGGCTTAACCATATAACCACCTATAGAGTATTTAATCTCATCAGCAGCAGTAGCACTAGCATTAGTTTGATAAATCGGTCTACCTGTTGTATCTTTTTGCTCACTCATCCATAAAATGAATTCATCACTACCATAGAAAAAAGCACCTTTTCTACTTGCTGGCTGTAACGCTGCTATCAATGCTAAAGCATCATTATGCTCAACCGCTCCGATAGTTGCAGATATAACCTCAATAGTTGAAGTATCAGGTAAAATTCCTAAAGGCTTTTTAACACCATCACCATTTATAAACGCAGCTTCAGCGGCACGATTTAAACGTACACCAAGTAGACCAGCAACATAAGTACCGATATCAAAAAAGCTATCTTCAATAAGCTCATTTGAAACACTCGTAGCACTCGCTACTTTATAAGCTGCTAAAGTTTTCTTCCCAGTTACAAAATCCACTAGAGTAATCGCGCCGCTCTCATCAGTCCAAACACCTGTATTAGATGTATCATCAGCAGTAGGTATAGATAACTCACCATTGTTTGCAGTTTCAATAATATCAACATCATCAAATAACGAACCATGCTCTTTAATCTTCTCTAAAAGAACTTTTAAGAACTCAGGCGGTACAAGTTCTGCACCAGCAGTAGCAGTTCCACTTTGCATAGCTGCTACAAGTTTCTCGTACTGTTTAAACTCCATATCACCTTTAAGGTGAGCTACAAACGCAGCTTGAATTTTTTCAGTTGCATCTACTTGTTTTTCTTCATTTGGCTTAACATTTTCTAAAGCCACATCACGCTGGATTTGTATAGCTTGAATCTGATTGTCAATATCTCCAATCTCATCTTGTAGCGTTTTCATTACACTCAAATCAGCAGCAGCGATAATCTCACCCTTTTGTTTAACTATATCACCAATAGCAGCAGTTTTCTGCGCTCTTAATTCCATTAATTGCTTTAATGTCATTGTGTTACCTCTCTTAATATTTTTTGAGCTTCTTTATTTAGCTCTAACTGTTTTTCATCCGCTGCCAATAAAGCAGATATTTTTTCACTTTCGGACTCAAAACGACTCTCACAATTGTTTGCACAATTTATGATTTTTTCTTTAGCATCATCTACAGCAGTAATAGCTGAAAATTCAGCGCCACTCACTAGAACTCTATCTGCAAAACCCTGAGAAACTATATCAGCACCAAAGATATACGTCTCTTTATCTAACATGGTTTTTATAGCTTCAAGTGTCTTACCACTCTTAGCTACATAAGCATCACGCATTAACGCAGTTACGCCCTCTAAGATTTCTACAGTTTTAGTAAAAGCTACATAATCACCCTGTGAAACTGTATGAGCATTATGAATCATAAAAGTAGAGTTATCATAAACTACAAACTCATCCGCTGCCATAGCAAAGTATGAGGCTATAGATGCAACTAATGAACCACCAACTATAACAATTCTTCCTTTATCATAGTTTCTAATCGCATTAAATATCTCTATACCATCAAACAAAACACCACCAGCAGAACTAAGATTTATAGTAATATCACCTACACTAGCTTTAATCTCATCTACTACTACTTTAGCTATTATCTCTTTACCGATAATACCCTCTAATTTAATTATCTTCATCTATTTTACCTCTTCTTTTGGAGTTACCTTGTTAGAGCTGTTAAGCTGTAATTTCAAGCGTCCAAGTTCAGCTTTAAAATCATTTTGAATTTTTACCAAAGCGCGAATCTCTTCACCATCATTTTCATCATCATCAGTGTTACTGTTTGCATCATTTCCACCTTTTGAATTATTAAAGTTTGCATCTGCTTGACTTTTAGTCAATACACCTGACTCTTGTAGTATTTCATCTAATCCATCAATCTCCTCTAATTTTTCAGCTCTCCTCACTTCATTTCTAGTAATATGACCGTTTCTAATACCTGAGGCATAGTTAGTATATCTCTCACTTTTATTAAGACTCAGTAAGATATCTAAATCAAAATCAAAAGAGATACTGTCTTTTTCAGTTTCACTTAAAAGCTTGTTGCTCATTTCTTGAGCTATAGCTATAAAATAAGGTGCTAAAGTTGATTTATAAAAATCTCGATTCATTTCAGATATGTTTGAGTAAGTAGCCTGAGATAAATCACCAAGCTTGTTAAGAGGAACACCAAAGATTACAGCTATATCTGCTCTAGTCAACTTTGCAGATTCTACATAGTTTGCATCCATAGGACTAATAAGCTGTAATTGTTTATATACACCACCATCAGAAATAACAGCAGTCTTACCTGTATTTTCAACACCGCCATATTTCTCACCAAAGCCTGTTTTAATCTGCTCTATAGCTGCTACATCTAATCTTTTAGGATACTCTATAACACCTGAAATATTTGTAGCTTGTTTATAGAAATTTTCACTATATGTACCCTCATTACTATAGCTATCTAATGTTTTTCTATGAAGCTCTATAGGATTTAAACCGCGCTTACCATCCTCACTCATAATCTGAAAATGTAATATATTTTCATGCCAAACTTGTATTGTTTTTCCAGCGTAGTTAATTTGATAAAGAAAATCATTTGAGTTAATAAATTCTACTATACCGACTACATCCCATTTTAAAGGTACAAGCTCAGTAACTTGATAGTTATCATCACGCACTATAAGAGCGTAACCATTACCACGACCAGCTACATTCAAAGCCATAAACTGCATCCAGTTAAAGTAAGTCATATAACCATAAGGATTTTTTAGTAATCTTGTAAGATAATGAGTATTAAGATTTTTACGCCCTTTATCTGTATCTTGATAAAGCTTTAGCGGTGAAATAGCTATAGTTTGAGAGATTATCTTTATAGAGGCATATACTGGAACTAAACCAAAATCTTTACTGGATGTAGCAAAAGAATTAAAGAAACCATCAAAAGCATCAGCAGTTATAACCGCCTCAATTACACTTTTGATTTTTTCTACTGTTTTAGATTTGAATGGATTTGAAAGTTTGAACATAAAATAACCTTAGTAATTATTTCTATATTCAAAATTAAACCTTAATAAACCTTTATAGAAGTTTAAACTAAAATTGATTTTAATTGCTTACACACTCTTTTACAAACTCACTTAGCATATAAATCTCCGTTCTAGCCTTGCTATCACTACCACCTACAACACTCCCACCATTTGCATAACTTTTTTCATAAATTACACGCCTATGTATCGTAGGTGCGATTTTATATCCAAGCTCTCTAAGATTTCCAAAGAAACTCTCTCCAGTTATATTTTTCAATCTTGTATCTATTCTATTTGGTACTACTACAAGATTTATATTATCATTGTCTAGTAGTTTTTTGATTCTATCTGTTTTATCCATTAGAGATATAAACGCATCTACCTCAATAGGACTCATAGAAGTTGGTATCAAAACTACATCACTCACGCTCATTAAAGCCTGAGTAGATACTAAATCATAACCACCAGTATCAAAGATTAAAAAACTATCTTTATCCTGTACTATGTTTGATAGTTCTTTTAACTCAGGATTAAAATAGCTTTTAACATTTGCATGAGCCGCCCACTTATGAGCAGCACCCTGCGCCTCATCTAAATCAATAATCTTTACATCTAAACCCTCATGCACCAACTGAGCCGCCAAATTAACAGCAATAGTAGTCTTACCGACACCACCTTTTATAAGGTTAATTACAGATATTATCATTTTTTATCTCCAAATCATCTATTAAAATTTCATCAATATTTAATTTTTTACAAATATCTATAAAACTTTTATTGCTTATATTATGCCTAATTAAATGATTAAACCCTCTCTCTAATAATACATGAGTAATATTAGAAAATAATATTTTAAGATTTCTTTTATGCGCCTCTCCATAATGGTTAGTGCCATTATTTATAATATTACATAATTGCCTATAAGTGATTCCGTATTGTGTTCTTAAAAAAAATTTAGTAAGATTGTTTTCTGAAGCCATCATCTCTATTGTTTTAATAAATTTTAAAATAATTTTTCTATTTGCTACCTTATTCATTTTCTTTTTCCTTTGCTTCATCTTCTAAAATATCTCTAACTCTTTTAGCATTTCGCAAAACTTTGTTAATGCCTTTTATCAAACCCTTTTTAATAGTAGGATTCTTTAAATGCTTTTCCTGAGCTGCTATCCATTCGTTTATATCAAAATGAACATAGCTGCTTATCGCGCCTGTTTTGCTTTTACCCATTCTACAAAAAGAGTTTATATCCAAACTAAGTTGAGCTTTATTCATAATACGATTAATAATCACTTCATCATCAATATGCTTACGCAGTATCATTCTATTTACTATTATCTCTCTAGTTACCATGTATAGCCCCTCTCATTATATTAAACATTCTTCCAGCCTCACCTACTGTAATATTACTATTTAAAGCAAGTACATAACAAATAAATTCATTGATCTCATTCATTTTTTAAGCCTTGCTGTAATATTTGATAAAGCTTGTTCATATCTATCAAGTTGTTCTGTTGACATAAAAGAATTATCAATATCTTGTTCTAAATAATCAAACCTAATACCTTTAAACTTATTTTGCATTAGTTCATTTTTAGTTGATAAAGTTATAGTATTTTTATTTGGAAATATAATAATATTATTCTTTTTAATACCTACATCATTTATAGCACCTGAGATATGATATATAATTCTTTTAGTAATATCTCTAGTAATTTCATTTTGAACTATCATAACAATATTGTTACCATTAGAACACTCTAAACAAGCTTTTAAACAAGCTCTGAAAGTTTTTCCAGTTTTTCTCATAATAACCACCCCTTACCTTTCATATCAGATAAAATCAACCCATTAACATAAGCCGATAACGTACCCTCACCATTAACCCTAAAAGCTTTTTTCGCATCTTTATCAATCATCATAGATGTTTGTACGTTGTTACTCTCAGCATCTTTAACTTTTAAAGAACTATTACCTTTTAACTTATCTACTGCATCATCAAACGCACCTTTCATAATAATCCACCCTCACTTTGTATATATAATGCTATATAGTAAAGCGCAACAAAAGCAAAAAAGAGAAACACTCTAAACGCTGTAACTCTGATAGATGCAACAACCCAAAACATAAAAAACATAAATAAAACACCAATACTCTCTAAAATCATTTTTTTAACCCTCTATTTCTTAAATAAAATATCTTTAACGAAAACCACGCAAAAGCAACATCATCTTTAAAAATATCATCACCATACTCAGTAGTTTTAGCTAACTCAATTAACTCACCATCTAACATTTTTCTTAGCATCTTTTTTGAATATTTTTTCAGTACTTTAGGTTTAGATTTTCTATCTTTAATATTAATACTAGTAAGAGCTAATCTCTTTAATGTATCACCATATCTATCCATATTATTAATCCTTATTAATATATATAAAAAGAGTCATTATCCTCATTAGGATAAACCTCAAAAGATACATAATCATCATTCTTACCTATTGCAAATAAAGTGCTATTATTGTCATCAGCTTGATAAACTTTACAATCCTCAACATCTTGTATAAAACTCCAAGTATCAACACCTAATTCTTTAACAATTTGTTTATCTTGATATTCAGTCATAATTTAACTCCTTTTTTGTCTTACCAAAATCATAACACAAAAACATATAATTATATGTTCATACGATTATACAATCGAATAAACACATAAATATACTATTATATGTAACTCTTTGTAACGTCTTTACTTTGTATTTGTAAAAACTTTACTATTTAGATATAATTATCAGATCAATTAAAAAGGTTTGTCATGTTAAATAAAGATGCAAAAATAATCATTTACAATCTGAAAGTAGAAAAACAGTTAAGAGATAGATTCTTAGCTATAGCTAAACACCTAGAATCAGATGGTGCTAAAGAAGTAAGAAAGTTTATGAAAAAATATGTTTCAGACAATGCAAATTTGGCGCTGCATATAGAATAATGAATAAGCTACATAAGAGACTTGATGAGTTAAAGCAGCATAAACGCTTTGATGAGTGTATAGAATACACACAATACATAAGTTCTCTCAATAAGAAAGCTCCTAACATCCTAATACATCCTAGAAAAGTAACACAATTTGATGATGGAACTGCTCACGTTTTAGGTGCTTTTTATGAGAAGAACTTCAGCTATGATTTCCAACTAAGCAGCTCTAAAGTAAAACGAATAAAAAACGATAAATATACCAATGAAGATTTAAACGATTTAGAAGATGATTTAAATATGCTAGATAACAACCCTGACTATAATCAAGATATAGAATATCCTTTTTAAATAAACATAATTTCACTCGTAACGCTAACCGCTTCCACTTGATGGCATCTAGCAGCCATAGCTAAAGCTACACACCCATCTATTCGACCATGAGATTTTTTCTTATCAAGTTTCTTACCTCCAGCTGGGTCTATAACTATCACACTATTTGCTACATTCCAAGTCAACAAAGGATTACCATCATGCCATAGTTTGCGCTCATAGATATACTCTTCCAAAGCGTTAACCGCTGGACTCATATCTTTAAAGCCCTGTCCGTATGGTTCTACTGGTAGATGCTCTCCAAGTTCTGATAAACATCTTTCAATCTCATAATATTTCCATCTATCATAATAAATCATCTGCATATCAAATACTTCACAAATCTCTAAGAGTGCTTTTGTCATGTATAGCCAGTCAGTTGTTACAGATGGCGTAGTGAGTAAAAAGCCTTTTTTCTTCCAGTCCATATAGTTAACACCATCACGCTCACCACGTTCAAACAATCCCTCTTGAGCACTCCAAAAATAACTTACATTATATAGAGTATCATCATGCCCCTCTACTATAAGTTGCAAACTACATAAATCATTTCTACCACCTGACAAATCAAGTCCAGCATAAGCCTTGCATCCTTTTAAATCATTTATATCATATTCAGTTTTACAGCTTAACCAAGTATCTCTAGTCATAAAGATACTCTCTGAGCTGTATCTTTGATTTGCGATTAATTGTCTAAATGTAGCCATAGACGTTGGAAGATACTTTGCTTTTCTTAATTCCTTTTCTATCGCTCTTTTTAATGTTGGTATCTCTTCCATAGATGGATTTGATAATATCCAGTTCTCACTATCAGTTACATCTAACTCCTCAGGTATAGAATAGATATGACCTACAAAACTATCATCCTCAGTCTCATCATCCTCATCATTTATCTTCATAGCGTAATCTACTTTTTTAGAAAACGGGTGTGAGTGGTCAGGCGACTGAGTAGAGAGAGAAATAATTAATGGTTCTTTTTGTGCTCCTACGGATGTAGCTAATGCCTCAAATAAATAGCCGCCCTTTTCTTTTGTCCAGTTACCAAACTCATCAGCGATAGCCAAATAAGCATTTAATCCCATAGCAGTGTTTCCATCTGCTGCAATAGCTTTGATTTCCATTCCAGTTTCAATGTGTTTTATCTGTTTTTTACTCTCTACTATTTTAAATCTAGTTACTAAATCACCATCATATTCTATAAACTTTTTTATAACATTAAACATAATTCCAGCCTGTTCACGCGTACCAGCAGCTAATATGATTTGTGCTTCTTTTTGTTGTAAGTAAGGAATAATAGTAAAACATAATGTAATAGCAGCGATAAACTCAGTTTTTCCATTCTTACGCGCAATAGTTAAAAGTGCCTCGCTCACAACTCTAGTTCTATCATCAGCTCTAAACTTTGTGAATATTGCATAAATAAATTTACGTTGCCACTTAGCAAGTTTAAAAGGCTTACCAACATAAGAACCACTTACAAGTTTAAAGCTCTCTATGGTTTCACATATTATTTTTGCTAAATTATCATTGATTATTATATCTTTAGAATCACTCAAAGCTTAATCTTTCCATATCTTCTTATGAGTAATTCCATCACGCTCACCAGCTTTAACCTCTCTACCAACATCTTCAGGACTATCCTGTCTAGTAGTTCCAGCAGCGCGGCGTTGTTGCGGATTAATTCTAAGTGATGAACCTACGCGCGTTAAACATTTAACTTTAGTATCTATGAGTCTTGATGTTTTTTCATACATTTTATTTTTTTCTGCTGCTGGACTTCCAGCAAGTGCCAAAGCTGCATATAATATATTTAATTCTTTTAAAGTTTTAGCGTATATTTCAAGTAGCGGAACATCCGCCATATTAAAATATGATGCTGTATAAGATTTTACTATCATTTCAAAGTATGTTATTTCATCATCACTTTCTAAACTTATCGGTTTTAAATGTTCAAGCTCTATTACAGCACTCATGGTATTCCTCTCAATTTCACGCGGCGTATATTATCTATTATACTTTACACTATAACCGCAAAGCGAAATTTTTATTTGTTAAATTATAACTTTAAGGTGATTATAACATAATATTTTATAAAGAAAAAATAAAGATGTTGCGCGGCGTATTAAACTTCATCTACTTTAACATAACAATGCGAAGCAAGAAAATTTTTTTTTGAAAATACACTTTTTGCATATAGTAGGTGAAAAATGACTTAACCACCAATCCAACACACACATAGAAGTGTTATATCAAAGAGAAAAAAGCAAAAATACAGTAATACTCTCAAATAACCACTATC